CTGGCTAAAAGCCGTAAGGTACGGATAGTGACTATCCGTCTAGAAGCTACTTTAAAAGCCGCTTTATGTTATTAGTCTTTACGCTACGTTATATGATTTAAAAAAGAACAAAACGAAAGAACAAACCCCCCCTCCCCCCTTACGTAAAGCTCTGTGTAAGGAAGTTAGCCGCTTGGAACCATCCGCTTTAGGATGGTGGGCCAGAAACAAGAAAGAAAAGAACAAAAAAGGTAGGTGGAAGTGGACCCGGTTCTTCCGCACCCACTGAGGGGATATAGGCAACACTCGCTCGGTCCACGCCAGATAAGACCCCCGGGCCTATTCTAAGTTCCACCTTAATTGAACTATTTATTCAGGGCCGGGTCAGAGAGCCTACGAGACTTGTACCTACCTAGGAGAACTACTTATGTCGAACGAAAAGATTAAGACAGCTATCCCGACGAATAGCGAAACGATCAAGACCACGATCAAGCCATTTACTCAAGAACTTCATCCCGAAGACTTCCCCATCACCAACGACGAGCCGCTCCGCGAATACGGCCGACTCGACAACGACCGAAATTAATTCCTTATCATGGCATTCAGCATCCTAAACTCAGCGAGGGTACAACGTATCCTCCAAGCACTGAGCCCTCGCTTTATTGGCAGGGATCAAGACCACCTGTTGGCGTTNGCTGATGAAGCTGCGGATGCTGGATACTCTGCCGCTTACGATTACGTTCAACCACTCTATGATTTTCGAGAAACAATTGAATCTCCAGCCGGGGCTTCGGACGTTGGGATCACGGATGCAGGCGGACATTACACTTCAACGGATGTAGAGGGAGCTTTACAAGAAGTAGCTGTCATAGCGGCTGCTCACCCAATTACATCAGTATTCGGCCGGACGGGGGCTATTACTGCAAACTCTGGTGATTACACATTCGCCAAGATCGGGTCTACGCCTACGACTTTGAGTGGTTACGGGATTACAGACGCGGCTCCATTGTCTCACGTAGGAGCTGGCGGAACAGCCCACTCAAATGTAGTAGCCTCGGGAGCAGCCGGATTTATGTCCGGAACCGATAAGGCGAAGCTGGATGGCATAGCTTCTGGAGCCCAAGTTAACACAGTCACTTCGGTATTCGGAAGGACTGGCTTAGTGAGTGCGGCCTCCGGAGATTACACTTTTGCTCAGATCGGTAGTAAGCCTACCACTCTTGGCGGTTATGGGATTACCGATGCAGTAGATATTACTTCTACTCAGTCTATTGGAGGAAGTAAGACCTTTAACCTAACGGTTAACTTTGGGGGAGCGGCTAACTTCGGAAGTGTTGTAGGGTCTAGCATCACCGATCTTTCTAAACATATTCAATTACACACAGCCGGTTATGGATTTAACGTAACATCTGGAACCTTGAATTATACGACCGGAGCATCTGGTAGCCATCAATTCAACATAAACGGAACTGTAGTTGCTGCGTTGACTTCGACCAATGCTGGCTTTACTGGAAGTGTTACTAGCGGAGGTCTTGAGCTAGGGTACCGAGGAATTCCAACAACTGCCGCAGCCTCGGGTAACTATACTTTCGTAGCAACTGACGCCGGGAAGATGCGTCAAAAAACTGGTACGAGTGCAGCGACCTATACATGTAACTCCGGAGTGTTTGCTTCTGACGATGTTCACACGGTTGTCAATAATGCCACAGCCGGTAATATCACCTTAACGCCCGGCGGCGGTGTAACAATGCGTTTGGCTGGAACTACCTCGACTGGAGCGCGGACAATCGCACCTCTTGGCATCGCCACTATCCTATGGATGAGTCCATCGGCGTGCTTTGTCATGGGGCCGGGAGTAACCTAATAATGACAGGAATGATCCAAGTATTTATGAGCGGAGGCGGTAGTTCCTCAGCCATAATCATTACAGGCCCTTCTTCCGCTAGCGGAACGAGAAGCACATCAGGCTTGTGCGTATCTAGTCTAGCTGATATGACAGTTACAGGAGGATCAGGGTCTTATACTTACAGTTGGGGCTTAGTTTCTGGAGGCACTGGGATTTCTGTCAGTTCTTCTACAGCCCAAGACACAACTTTCTCCGGTACGGTAGGACCCGGTACCCCGACCCTCAGCGGCGTATACGCTCTTACAGTGACAGATACAATCACTTCTGCAACAGCCACAAGTTCAAATGTGTCCGTTACATTATCATACACACCATAAGGAAGCAACGTGAATTATTCAGATAGCTCTTTAAATAAAGGTAAAGAACCGTGGCTGCTTCAAACCGTTAGTGATCTTAACAGAATGGAAGGATTCAGAGAGTTTCCTTATCCTGATCCTCTCTCTAAACTAGGTAAGCGATACACACCCGCTCAGAAGTACGGATGGGGATTTCAACCGGCTGACATGCTCCTAGCCAAGTACGGAGAAAAGGAAGCTGACGGAGTGCCTTGGACTTATGGGGCAGGCTTTACCAAGAACGTCAAGCCTAACTCACGGATTAGCCGAGCTTACTCAGATAAGCGTTTGGAAGATGAGATCATAGACCACGTAAAGAATCTGCACAAGTTGATTCCTAAGTGGGAATCGTTCCCTTTATTCGCTAAGACAACCGTAGCTAACCTTATTTATAATCTAGGTTATGAGCGTCTAGCTAAATTCCACGGAACCTTGGCTGCGTTCAACGCTGAGGATTGGGACAAGGCTGCGGCTAATCTCACTGATAGTTTGTGGTTCAAACAAGTAGGCAATCGTTCACGAGAACTCGTCGCTCGCCTACAAAATAAAGCGATTGATCCAAAGCACTTAGTAGTCTAACAAGGAGACTTACACGATATGGAAAAAGATAACGAAGAGATTAAGAGCAACGTAGTTCCATTATTTCCGGACGCTTTGCCTGATACCCAAGACCCGGAAGGGCACTACATGGATGAGTTTACGTTTAGCAACGATAAGCAAAATCCTATGCTTACTCAGCTATTTCGTATGTTCTACGCCAGCGTATTCAAGAATAAGATCGGCCTGATGCACGCAAAAGTCCGTGGCAAGGATGAAGTCCACACGATCATGGTAGGCGTAGAGATTACTCCAGACGGCATTATCACATGGCCGCTTGCAAAGATTCTAACCGAGCAAGAGCAGGATATGTATATGGCTCCTGACGGAGAGGGAAACTATGTCGGTGTCGATGAATAAAAAGGCATCCGTGACTTCGACCCCTAATGCTATCGACTGGGATCACTTGAGGTCTATGTATGAAGCCGGAGCGATGGACGTAGAAATTGCGTCCTCGCTTCGTATTTCCATGACAGAGTTTTACAAGATGGAAAAGGAACTGCCTACATTTGCTCGCTTTGTGGAACTAGGTCGCACTTTCTCCCACGCGTGGTGGGTATCCAAAGGCCGCCAGAATATCGGCAATAAGGACTTTAACACAAGCCTGTATAACTTCAACATGAAGAACCGTTATGCGTGGGCCGACAAGGTAGAAACTACCGACCGGACCAGCGATGAGTCCCTTAATGCTGACCAACTACGTTCAGAGATCGGCCGCTTAGCCAACAAGCTAAAGAAGACCCATCCTGAATTCTTACGAGACCTCAATTCCGAAGATGAGTAAGCTAATACTTCCAGAATTACCAGAAGACTTCATCTCCTCACTCGGTGGTTTAGAGACTGGGGCTGGCGTTCTGGAAACCATTCGTAACGAATTGGCGTCATCTGCCACTTCATCCAAGCAAGATGCGCAGAGCTTGAAACGTCTGCTTGATCTCATGCAGCGCATGGAGGTAGAAGGCCAAGAGTCTGGTATGAGGAAGTGGTATCCCGCCGAAGGCGAATACTCTATCTTCAATCTACCTAAGCATAAAGCATTCTTCGACGCCGGGCACGATTACCCTGAACGCTTGTTCATGGCGGCTAACCGTATCGGTAAATCGGTCGCAGGTGCCTTTGAACTAGCTTGTCACTTGACTGGAGAGTACCCGAGTTGGTGGGCTGGACGGGTTTTTGATGGTCCCATTGACGCTTGGGCTTGTGGTAAAGATGCCCGAGCAGTTCGTGACACCGCTCAGAAGGAACTACTAGGGGCCATCGGTGAGTGGGGCACAGGAATGATCCCGGCTCACCGTTTGGGTAAGTTTTGGGCATTGCAAGGTACCCCTCAGGCTGTCGATATCATCAAAATTAAACATAAAAATGGTGGATGGTCGCAGCTAGGTTTCAAGAATTACCAACAAGATATCGGATCATTCATGGGTACTTCTCGCCACGTCGTTTGGTTGGACGAAGAATGCCCTCTAGATATCTATAACGAGTGTAACATTCGTACCGCTACCACAGACGGCATCATGATGGTTACATTCACTCCGCTTGAAGGGTTAACTTCTATGGTTGTTAACTTCTGTAAGCGTGCAGACTTCTTGATGGGCATGAAGCCAGTCGTGGCTGTTGATCAAACCGACACAGATGAGGATGATTTTGATAAGGCCGGAGAGGCTGAGTTCGCAGTTGGCCGGGCAACTCCGAAAGCTGTAGTCCAAGCTGGCTGGGATGACGCTCCTTGGCTGACCGAAGCTATTAAAGCCCGCTTGTTAGAGGATACTCCGATCCATCTGCGCGATGCGCGTACTAAGGGTATCCCAGCAATGGGCTCTGGTAACGTATATCCGATTCCATTAGAGGAGTTCGTTATTGAACCGTTTGCTATTCCTGATTCGTGGCCTAGGATGTATGCGCTGGACGTGGGCTGGAACAGAACTGCCGCAGTTTGGGGAGCTTTAGACCCTACTACTGACATTCTTTATATCTTCGACGAACATTACGTTGGACAACAAGTCCCAGCAGTACATGCTTACTCTATTATGAGTCGAGGTAAATGGATGTGTGGAGTAATCGACCCGGCCTCACGTGGCAGGTCTCAAACAGACGGCAATAAACTGTGGAGAAATTATAAGGATTTAGGCTTGGAATTATTTTTAGCGAAAAATGAATTCGAGTCTGGTATTCAAGCTGTGGCTCAGCGTCTAGTAGCTGGCAAACTCAAGGTATTCAAGACATTGGTTAACCTACAAAAAGAATACTTGTTATATCGAAGGGACAAGCACGGTAAAGTGATTAAGGAAAACGACCACGCGTTAGATTGCGTACGTTACATTCTCAATAACATGAATCGCATGAAGAATAAAGTAGAAAGCGGTATTGGCCAAAGGATTAAATATGCCCCTCCAAGATACAATGTCTAAGGACAATTTACTAATAGACGATCCGGATAAGATCACGGACGACAAGAAGAAAGATACGGGGCTTTCTCCTGAGGAAGCAGCCGCTAGTGTTATTAAGTCAGAAGAAGATCGACAAACTATTCTATCTGCTCTTGCAAAGAAAGTCACTGATCTATTTTCTGAACGCGCTCAACAGCGTGTATCTAAAGAACTAGAGTGGACTAAACAACAACGCCTTTATAACGCCCCTCTCCAAGGGTCTGTAGGTTCCTTCGGCGAAACCCCGTTTGAAAATCCTGAACGAGGAAGCCGCAGGCCAGAGCCTAATATTGTCCGTACCAAATGTGACACGGCTATTGCTAATTGTGTTTCTTTACAGTTTGCGGCAGGCGAAAAGAATTGGGACTTATTCCCGCCCGCAAACGTGACTGATCCTGCGGTCGTTGCGTCGTGCAGGATGATGGAAAAAGAGATTCAAACCCAGCTTACTGAGTCCAAATATGGTATGCACTCACGCCGTGCGATTGAAGATAGGGTAATTCTAGGTACTGGTGTACTTAAAGGACCGGTTAACACGGGCAAACTCCACGTACGATACGAAAGACAAGGAGATGCGTGGGTTCCTACTGTGACTACTAACTATTCCCCAAAGGTTGAACATGTCCCGCTTTGGCGATTCTATCCTGATCTGTCCGTGACTGACGCTAGTGAAGTTCAAGATGCCATTGAAGTTCATCCTATGACTGCTATCGAGCTGTCTCAGTATGTAGATCATCCGGGGTTTGACGGTCAAGCGATTAAATCTATTCTCGTCGGCAACACCTCTCACGATCCTATTAAACCAGATACTTTTAATGACAGTTTAAATAAGATCACTGCGGAAATGTGGCAGCGCAATCCGTATCTCTATCGTAACCGATACCTAGTGCTAGAGTATCACGGTCCCGTTACGTATGATGATCTAAATAAGTTAGGGCTTGAGCCGACGTACGAATCGCCGACCAACGAATACTACGGTGAAGTATGGATTTGTTGTGGCAAGGTAATTCGTATGGAGTTGGAGAATATCGAAGGCTACTTTGAGATTCCGTATTCTATCTCTCCGTGGAAGCGTGACCCGTCGTCTGTGTTTGGCTACGGTCATCCGCTCCTACTTGCTGATCCTCAGCGAGTAGTTACCCAAGCCTACCACATGATCTTAGATAATGCGAGCCTTACTTCCGGGCCACAAGTTGCAATGTTCCAGAAATATATCCAGCCCGTAGATGGTGATTGGACAATTTCTCCGAATAAAGTCTGGTTACTTACAGACCCAACCCAACAGATTCAGAACGCAATTCAGTTCTTCAACCCGACTAACGTTATCGAGCAGATCATGCCGGTCCTTGACCTTGCTATGCGTTTCGCCGATGATGAATCTCAGACCAATGGGCTAGCCTCTGGCATTCAATCTCCTCAGAATACGGAGACTGCTACTGGACAACTAGCCATGCAGCACGCTTCCACTACCCTACTCGACTTTTTAGCCGAGGAGTGGGATGAACATGTCACTGAGAAGGTAATCCGCCGAATGTACGCATGGAATATGCAGTACAACCCTAAGGATGAGATTAAAGGCGACTACACAATTGACGTTAAGTCTAGTTCTGAGTACAAGAACAAGCAACTATACGTCCGTGATCTAGAACGCCTTTCAATGGAAGCTGGCCAGAATCCTGAGATGGCTATGGTTTTAAACATGGAAGAACTACAAAAGGCACGGCTCACTCTGATGCACCTTCCCTCTAACAGGATCATCAAGACTGATGATGAAATCAAGGCGGCCCGGGAACAGGCTGGTCAAAAACCCGATCCGGCTATGATCGAAGCTCAAGTTAAGATGATGATTGCTCAAACTGCCGCTGGAAAGCTGGAGCTAGAAAAATCACAACTGCAATTTGAGCTACAACAGCAGCAGCAAAGGGAGTTGTGGGAGCATGAGGAAAAGATGGGTTCTAACTATGCCCGTCTGCAAGAGGCAGAAGCATCCGTTCTAAAGGCCCGCTCCGAAGCTCAAACGGAAATGATTAAGCTAGCCGCCAAGGATGGGCAATTTAAGGCTAAGTTGATGAATGATAAGGAATTAGCTGCTATTTCTGTCCAATCTAACGTATTCCTTAGGAGCATGGAAGAGGCACGTAAGACTAGGGAGCTAGACCAGACAGACCAAGAACTTAAGATCAAGAGAGAAAAAGGAACAGGTATCTAAGGATGAATGATCTAAAGCCCAACATTAGTTTTGATTCACCTGAGTGGCAGAGATTTGAACTGTGGCTAGAAGCTGAGATGGTAGATACCTACCGTGCCTTAGCTAATACCTCCACAGACCATGATCGCACCCAGCAATTAAGAGGCCGAGCCGCATTTATTGATGTGCTGCTCACACTAGGACAACCCCTGCCCGTCGCTAAGAAAGTAGTACCGGCAGAATATTAACAGGAGTTAAGGAACTTTTATGAATGAACCCACTCTAACCGACCAGAACGCCAAACCTGAACTGAACGAGGATGACGCTTACTCGGCTCTAGCTACGGCTATGAGCAAGGGAGATACCGCTGAAATTGACCGCCTTATGGCCGTCGCAGACGCGGAATCCGACAACGAGAAAGCGGACGGTCATGATCAAGTAGACCCCCTGCTTGATTCAAAGGACTCAACCTCGACGGATGACGATGAGGCTAAACGGGCCGCCGATGCCGCCCACGATGAACAGAACCAAAATGCTCCGAATCCGGATAATGACCTCGAAGCTATGAGGGCAGAACTACATCGACTTCGGTCGGATGTAGGCCGAGTTGGACATTTACAGCGTACTGTTCAAGAGTTACAGCGTCAAGCCCGCGCTCATGAAGCCCGGTTGCCAAGCACGCAAGTAGCTGAAACCCCGCCTAAAGCAGAACCATCTAAAACTAAAGACCTTCCAGAAGACCTAAAGAAGAGGATTGCCGACCTTAAGGAAGTTGACCCTGAGCTAGCTGACACTTTTGAAGCGTTTGCTAAGACCATGAGTCAACAGACTGAGGCCCGTACTTCTGAACTTCAACAGGAATTTCAGGAGGTTCAACGTGAGCAAGAAGAAGCTAAGCATTGGCAAGAACAAAAAGCCGAGCTTTATCAACTTGTGCCTCGTTGCGATGAAATTTTCGCTATGCCGGAATGGTCGGAGTGGAAAGACTCCCTAACCCCGGGACAGCGAGGACTCACCGAGTCAGGTTATGCTCAGGACATGGCCCACGCTATTTATGTCTTTGCTTCGCACATGCAAGCCCGACAACAAGCATATGGTAATGCTAACCAAGTTGCCTCTTCACAAGGGGGTGATCCGAATACAAACACGAATGCAACTAATGACAGCAATACCACAACTGTAAACCAAGAAGTAAACGACACACGAGCCCGAAAGATTGGAGCCGCCGCTGACATACGATCCACAGCCGCGAAGAAAGTCGAAGCTCTGGATGAAGAAAAGATGTACAGTGAATTTTATCAACAAATCGGAAGAGCAAACCATATTCTTCCAAATAAATAAGTTTAGGAGTTAAGTAGAAAATGACTTATTCAGGTATGCAGTACGGCGATATTTCGCCTCGCGTTGGGCTCTATGCAGTTGCTAACTTCCTAGTCCATGCGCAGCCCCAACTAATTCTAGAGCGATTCGCCATGACACAGGCGGTGCCGAAGAATTCAAGCTCCATCATCAAGTGGCGTCGTCCGATCCCGTTCGCGGTTTCTACCGAGCAGCTTGTTGAGGGTATCACTCCCGCTCCGATGGGCATTGAGTATGAAGATGTAACCGGCGTTCTCGCGCAGTATGGTGCGTGGATCGGCTTCACGGACGTTCTACAGGACACCCATGAAGACGACAACCTAAAGACCATGACGATGCTAGCCGGTGAGCAAGCCGCTCTAACCAAGGAACGCATTCTTTGGAATATGATGATTGGTGGCACGAACGTTGTGTACACCGGTACGGCTACTGCTCGTAACCAAGTAATTGCTCCTCTCGATCTAGGCGATCTTCGTCTTGTCCAGCGTACCCTAAAGGTTGCTATGGCTAAGCCGATGACTCGTATGATTGACGCGTCGGACAAGATTGCGACTCAGCCTGTTGCTGGTGGTTTCATCGGCGTTGGTCACACCAACTTCGAGCAGGACCTTCGCAGCCTAACCGGCTTCGTGCCGCGTGAGCAGTACAGTTCTACCACCAAGCTGTTGAGCGAGTTTGAAATCGGTAAGGTCGAAGACCTCCGTATCATCCTAGCTCCGCACTTCACCTACTTCCAAGGTGCCGGTGGCTCGGTAGCATCCGGCGTACTTCGCACGGGTGGTAAAGCAGACGTTTACCCGATGGTGTTCTTCGGTCAGGATGCGTTTGCCGCAACTCCGCTTAAAGGCATGGACTCTGCCCGCGTGGTTGTTAAGAATCCTCAGATGGGCTCTTCGTATGAAGACCCGCTGGGTCAGCGCGGTTTCGTAGCTTGGAAGATGTGGTACTCCGCTACCCGTCTTAACGAGGCTTGGATTGTCCGCCTCGAAGCTGCTGTATCAGCCCTGTAATTTAAGGAGAGTAATTAACAATGGCAACTCTTGATAGTGTAGCCGTACTAAAGAAGAACCGCAATCGCGGTATTTCAGAGGGTCAGACTCAGACTGTCTCTGGTCGCATTCGTCTCGGCACCGGCGCTACGTCGGCTGCCGCGTCGGTCGCCACCACAGACCTGATGCGACTTGTTCCTCTAGGTGAGAATGTTCGTCCGCTCCGCGTTATTGTCCACGCGCTACCGATTTCTGGTACTCCGGTTCTAACCAACCCGACCTTCTCGGTCGGTGTGGCTCCGATCTCGGCCTCCAATCTCGTTCGCCCGGATGGTACTGCGTTTGCTCCGGTTACTACGTCGGCTACTGCCCTCGTCGCGTCGATGGTTCTTGACACCGACAACATGAAGCAGGATATCGAAGTTAAGCGTCCGGTTGCGGATTCTGTTACGAACTATGGTCCTTATTACGTGACTCTTACCCCTGCGGGCGCTGGTGCGTTCTCAGTGGCGGGCGGTGATATCGACCTGTATGTAACTGTAGAGTTCATCGGTGAGCGTAAGGACGGTGGTCTAGTCTATACGACTTACGTGAACCAGAACGTCAACAACCAGACCTAATGAAATCTGATACAGACGGTCTATAAAGCAACAAAAAGGCGAAGGCGGGGGAAACCCCGCCGACGCTTGAGCGGTACTTATACGGAGATTCAAACATCATGTCAAACGACGAAGTGCTAGGCGGTAAGGAAGAGGCGAGTCTTGTAAGTGGTAAAGAACAGTTGGATGCTATCGAAGGTTTAGATATTGCGTCACTACGCAAATTCGCTTCGATCATGAAGATTCGTTCTAGTCGGGATTGGACAAAGGAAGATTACGTAGCAGCGATTAAGGCAAAGCAAGAATCTAGCGCCTTAACTTCTTTTGTATTCGACCCAAGCAAGGCACCAGCGCCGGGGTATACGCGAGTCATTATTCACCGTGACCCGTCCCCTAACCATAAGAATAGTTCTGTACACGTAGGCGTTAACGGTTATCTAGTTGGAGTTCCTCGCGGTGTAGAGGTGGATATCCCTACTCCTTTCATCGAAGCTCTAGCTAATGCTACGCAGATCGACGTACAGATGGCTCAAGAGGCTAACCGAGAAAATCCGGGCGGCGTGTATAAAGATGAGACTAGAATGAGTTACCCATTCCAAGTCTTAGCGACAACGCCGGGCGAGTTCGTTAATAGCCATGATGCCCGAGCGCAAGCGTACAAAGCTAAGTACAAGTTCTTCAAGGAGTTTGGTGCGTGGCCCACAGAGGGCGAACTTAAAGAGCTTAAGAAGGCGGATATTAACCGCCGCATTACCGAATAACGGAGAAAACTAAATAACATCATGACAGCCAAGACTTACTTAGAGTTGGTCAATGAAGCCATTTATGAAACTAAGGCTTCCTTAGACCCCTTAACTTCAGTTAACTTTGCAAGTCCTCCTCGGACTGTCTTGTATGATCGCTTCAAGTCGTGGGTCAACATGGGATACCGCGAGCTACAGATGAAGCGTAAAGAATGGTTTTTCCGCAAAGAGCGTGCCACTGTAGAACTATGGCCCCGTCTTCAATTGGCGGGGCTTACTACTATTCCTTCTGTAGGCGACGTGTTACAAGGCGCTAGTTCAGGCGTGCAGGTAACGGTTGTCGCATTACACGATCTAGAAGATATCGAAGATGACGGCCAAGAAGAAAGGACTGTCAGCGTGACGCCTGTAGCTGGTTATGAACTACAGAATTTAATTCTACGTGAAACCTTTGATGTAATAACCCCCACCCCCTCTACTAATATCGGCTACCTTAAGGGCCTAGGCCGGTACGGATTTGAAGCTTTGGTAACTAATCTAGAAGAAATCGACAAAGAATCTGTGACTGCGCATCGCACTTCTGTAGTTGCAGCTGTTGGGGATTTAACTCTAGGTTCTAACGCTACCCCGCTAATCTATGTGCCGTGGCGTGACTGGTCCATGTTTGTTGAGATGGATACTTACCCTAACTGGACTGCTGATCTGCCTAGATTTATTACCCAAGCCCCGGATGGAACGTATGATTTCTACCCGATGCCATCGGCCAGCTTCTATGTTTCGTTTGACTTCACCCGGTCGTTGAGCCAAATGGTGTTGTACAGTGACACTCCAACTGCTCTCCCAAGCCGGTACCATGACTACTTGGTGTGGCGGGCCGTTCAAGAGTTCGCTGATTTCGACAGTCAATCTAAACTATTCGTCCGTGCTACTAAGCATGTAGAGGAATACTTATATTGGTTGACTAGGGATCAAATGCCACGCATAGGATTTGCTCGTAGCAAATTTAATGATTAATCCTAACTAACGCAATTTTAACATAAGAGAGATAAATGTCAACGCCAGCAAGTAACGAACTTATAGTTCCAGTAGCTCTAGATCAAGGGCTAGATACTACTGCGCCTCCTCTCATGGCGAAGCCCGGAACGTTAATTGATTGCTTGAACTACGAGATGACTAATCACGTAGGCTACAGGCGCATCGACGGCTATGAGGCTTATGACGGTTGGCAGAATGGTGAGCTTGTAGACTACTACGTTGTATCAGTTACTTCCGTCACAGCTAATTTGACCACTGCTCTAACTGTAGGCGCAACTATATTTACTGCGGCCGTAGGCGTATCTTCGCTAGCCGTAGGTACAGTGGTTGCGTATTCTGGAACATCAACGAGCGGGACTCTCACATACATTCCGGCTAATAAGTCTGAGCCGATTATTATTGCTAGCCAAGGGCTGGCTATGACCTATTCTACTACTGGCGTAACTCCGACGTTCATTGCGTCTGCTTCTGCTCAAAGTGGTTTGACTATTCACAGTGCCTCTGTGTTTCTAGCTAATGTTCGTAGTTATTCTTCTATTCTACGCAACATGGTTACGGCTATGAGTACTCCTGTGGCTGGATTACATTGGTTCAGGAACAACCTTATCGTAGCACTCGATTGCCTTACATTAAAGTATGTCGATGCCACGACTAAGAACTCAGTACAAGAAGGCTATACAGTCAGCTATCTAGGTAAGAAGTACTTGGTGGTAGACAAAGCGATTAGCGGCAATAACGTGACCTTACAACTAGAGCCTAGAGGAATAGCTATAGATAATGTTTCCAATGTAAAGGTCGTTGATAAGGATGGCGTAACTGTGACTACGTTAGCTGCCAGTTCAATAGCCCTCACCACTGGCGCCGCTACAAATGCTTACCTTACTTCTGCTAATAACATTGCTACGAACTTGATTAGAGGTGTCACTCCCTTTAATCGCTCGATCATAGTTAAGTTTACTGGTGGCGTAGCTGCTGCTGAACCTAATTTAGTACCGAACAGCATAATCACGGTCGGAGCCAGCTCAGCACAATATGTAGGTGTATATGTAAAGACTGTGGTGGTAACATCCGGAGCTTTCTCCACCAACGACGCCGCTGGTTACGCAGAATTCCTTATCGTGGATAATATCGGAGCAGGAACGCCGAACTATATCGACACTACTATGAATATCCGTTCATTTGGTGGTACCACTTTATACGCTACTACTGTGTCTGTGATCAACACTAAAATTGCAGGATCGGCTGCGCTACGTATCACTAATACTAGATACCAATGGGAAACATACAACTTCTACGGCCAAGAGGAGCTTACAGAAGCGTACGCAGTTACCGGCGCTGGTCGAGGATTTTGGGCTAGATCGTACGTTGATCCTTTGACTAGGCCGCCCCCGCTAGGGGCTTCTAGTGCGGATGCGTATACAAACTTTAGCTATGGAAATATCATTACGTCTTTTGATTCGCCCATTCTAGATATGCCTAAGTACGTTTCTCGACTAAGCGGCAGCTTGGCTTTGGGTTTTAGCGGTGGTGCAGTTGAATTGTCTGTGGTCGGAGAACCACGTAATTTCGACGGGTTCAACGGAGCAATAGAGATAGATACTGGGGATGCTCTGACTGGGTTATTGGAAGTTCAAGGCAGCTCTTTGATAGCGTTTGGACGACGTAGTATTCACAGGCTAGCCGGAGCGTTACCCGACACATCTCTAGAGACTATCTCAGGTAACTCGGGAGCTTACGACTATACTGCCGTACTCGTCGGAGGTACTCCGGTGTTTACTGGACCATCGGGTATTTCTACTCTAGACCAGACCGCAGCGTACGGTGACTTCCAAGGCCGCCGCTTGAGCTACCAAGTATCTCAAACTCTCAACCCTAAACTGGCTCCGGGCACTTCCACTACAGCACTAGGCGGGTGCATTATGGCCTTGCCAGTACGTGGCAAAGACCAATATCGTCTGTGGCTATCCACCGGTGAAGTCTACTCCATGACCCTTACAGAAGATGGGTCTAAGATTACAAAATCTAATTACGGTATCAGTAATGATTTACGCGTGCCTTTTGCATGGACTAGTGAGATCGGAGACTCTGGCCGGGAACACGTAGCAGTCGTATGGGATGCTACTCTAGCGGCACTTAACGTAAGCGTCAACGGTGTTGCTAGTTCTATTCCTGATCCTAAGGCTATCTATAAGCTTGATAGTGGGTGGGGGTTTAATGGAGTTACCTTCGCTCATTACTTCGATCTAGCACACGTCTTTAATCCGGATAACAACAGCTATCTAGGAATTCCAAAGGTCCGGCTACATGGATACGGTTACGGCCTCGCTACATTGGACGTAAAGTCTGCCGGAATTGAGGGGGACTTTGACCAAGCTTACCACTCAACGATCCAAGACATTTCCATGCCCCGTACGATGACTACATTCTACAGGTCTATGAAACCGGTCACTTCTATCGTAGACCAAGCAAACTGGGGTCTTGGCGTTAAGCTCCGATTCCAAGGTACTCAAGCAGAAAGCTTAACGACAACGGAACCATCTCACGTTTGTCAGGTCTTAATCTTACATTTAAATAGAGAAGGAGTTACTGATGCCTAATACATTTATACCCCGTTTCCCGGGCCTCGATCAGTTCGGAGAAAATCGGCTTCTTAAACGTCCGACGACTGGGGGCTACGACAGTAGCGGTATTAATCCCGGGGGTACGATGTATACTGGAGGCCCTTTGCCGCCTCGTCCCGTTACCGGAATGCAGACCGGTGGCCCTCTGCCTCCACGTGTTCTTACAGGCGGTGTTCAGACTGGCGGTCCCCTGCCCCCGCAGCAATTGCCTCAAATGAATACCGGAGGTCCGCTACCTCCTCAACAGGTACCGGGTATGAACACTGGTGGACCATTGCCTCCACAGCAAGTCCCCGGAATGTCTACTGGCGGGCCGTTGCCACCTCAAGTTCGCCCGCCTCTTGGCGGCGATCTGCGCCCTCGCCCTGTTCCTCCGGGCGCTCAAGCAGCTCAACCGCAAAGCTTCGCAGCTGGTGATGTAGTATCCCAGATCATCAATGGTATGATGAATGGCGAGTTTGGCAAGAACGCCGAGCGTAGAGGTTTGGAGCTTGCTAATCAACGCGGTCTACTTAATTCAAGTATGTCCGCTGGTAACGCCCGTCGTGCTGCTCTAGAAGGAATCACCCCGTTTGTAAATAGTGCAATGGGTCTACTCGGACAACGCGAAGGGCTAGCGTTCCAAGGCGAACAGGCTCAGATGGACCGCGATCTTAAGTCTAAGCTCCAATCAGACGCGACCTTTCAACAGGACTGGCTCAGTAGCCAAAGTTTTAATCGTGAGTTCTACGCGGCTATGGCGATGGTTCCGGTGCAGAATGCTTCTCAGTTCCAACAAATGATTGCACAATATGCCCTTGACAACCCGGAAGTGTACACTCCGCAGACCATCGCAGGTATGACACAGTTCTTTAACTCTAACTTCCAACAGATCATGGCGCAGTATATGCCTAGAGTGGGAGGTTAATACTTATGGGTATCTTTGATTACGTAGGTGGTGATAGCGGATGGGACTGGGGCTCGGGCATCAGTGGCACAGACTTCGGGTCTGGATGGACGGATTATAGTTCTGGTGACGGTCTTGATTGGACTTCCATGTTTGGCAGCGATGCTGATTTCAGTGGTGGTAGCGACTCTTCATCCTCAGCTTCTTGGATCACTAAGCTATTTGGCGGCGGTTCTGGTGGAAGCGGAGGTAGTAGCAGTGGCTCTGGTATCTTTGGGGCATTACTTTCCGGACTAGGTGGTGCCGCAGATAATTACCAAAAAGGACTTCTAGATAAAGAATCTGCTAAAGAGCTAGGTTTGCAACAGCGTAAGACCGCTGGCTTTCAAGCTGACCTACTAGACTATTACAAACAAAAAGATAAGGTACGCAAGCGCACTGCTCTTGATACCTATGGGCAGTTCAGCACAATGGATAAGTGGGCTCCTAATGCTCGCCCTGCTGCGCCTATTGATATGCCAGTTAAACCTGTAGCAGGAACCTAACATACTATGGCCACTCCACTAGACAAGAATGCAAAGCCAACGAATGAGCGCCTAAGCGGCGGCAAGGCTGTATCTTCTACGGATGTAGAGATTGCCGTTCGCATGGGCATCAAAATCCTTACCCAAGGTAACGGGTTAAAGATTATTGAAGATGCGCTCAATCAGAGTAAGGACCCGGGACAAGTTATCGGCCAATTCCTAGCGCAAGTAATGGCTCAGATGGCAGAAGAGTTGCAGAAGAAGATCGGCCTAGACCCTGCGGTATTCCTAGCTAAGCGAGGTTTCCTAGAAACCATCCTTGACTACATCGAAGGTAAGCTAGGTTATCCGAAGGATTTCTCAGATCAAATTTACGATGAAGTATTGAATAGCATTAAAGCTGCTGCTCAAAACCCTCCGCCTCCGAATGATGTTATGGGTGGTGGTAATGTCGATGCTGCTCCGCCACAACAGCAAGTAGACCCATTAGCGCAGGCTGCTCCACAAGGCGTGCCTCCGCAAGAACAACAGCCCGGAGGAATGTAAGCTATGGCAGGATTTGGTAGTCTCATTGCCGGGTTCGTCAAGGGTGCTTCGGACTATGGCGTGGATCAGATTAAGCGTCGCCAAGACGCAGAGCAAGAGATTGAAAAGGCGAAGCTCTTAGAACGTCTGCGCCTAGATACTCAGAAGGAACTCGAAACTTTCCGCGAACAGCTTACTGCAAATGACGTGGATAAAGACTTATCTTCTCCAGACTTTGCACGTGGCAAGCTTGTCTTCCGAAACAAGAAAGGCGATATCACGCGAGAACGTGATCTAACTGCGGATGAGATTCAAGCTCATAAATTAGATACCGAGAAAGCTACGTTAGGATTAGATAATACTCGATCTGAAATAGCTTCTCGTGCACATGACGACGCTAATGCAGATGCGCGTTTAGCTCTAGACCGAGCGTCTACTTCGCAAAGCATTGCTGAGTCTAAGCACCGCATGGCTAAAGACGGTGATCTGGACGGGACCAAGGTCTTGTCCAAAGAGTACAATAACGCCAAAGATGAGTTGACCAAGGCTGGAGTCAATCCTTCCGTTCTAGCTGAGTTTCAGAACACTTGGTATGAAGGAGTTAACAAGAACAAATGGTCCCCTAGTCAGCAACGCGTTTATTTGATGGAAATGCGTAGACGGATTGTACGAGGAGATAAAACTCTTCCGGCACTCAAGGACACTCTTGCTGCTGATGCTGCTATGAGAGCTAAATTAGCCGAGTAACAAACTCACGCAGATTATAGTTGTTTACACCGTAGTTTAAAACGATAAGGACCTCACTCTAGTATGGCTGATAATACGCTAAACACCCTCTTAGGTTTTATGCCCTCAGACCTACGTAAAGCTTACGCCGAAGGTAAGCTGGACGATGATGACGTATTAGAATGGGGTAAACTATCGGGGTATCTAAAATCAGCCCCGGCTTCTAAGGCTACTCCTAAGCCTGCTCCCTCTGCGCCTACCCCACTCGGCCCTCTAGATCGCCTCTCTAATGAGTTTGGCGAGCTTAAGCGTGTGGGTGGAGCTATGGTGGATTCTGCTATTGGCGGCGTAAAGCAGATTGTTGCTGGTCATCAACTCTCCAATGCGGAACTCCAACAGCCACAAACAAACTTTGAGATTGCTCGCGGCTTTGCTCCTCCACAGAAACTATCTGACGAAGAGCTAGCCCAAGCTCGTGCTAAAGCTTTTGCTGCCGGCAAAGACGCACAAGAGCGTAACCAATCTGTTGAGGAAGTGCTAGCACGGGTACAACCCGGCGTCAAACGCACCATCGCCCGAGGTCTGACAGACTTATCCGGCTCTGCCGCATCTACCCTACCATCATTGGTAGGTGGTCCTGTTGGTGCAGGTGTCGCTAGTACCAGTACCTATGATCAAGAGTATCTATCTGCTCGTATGGCGGGGCTGAGTCCCGATGAAGCGGATAAACACGCTAAGGTACAAGGCGCTATTGAAGGCGGTGTCTCGTCTATCCCTGCTGGTAAGTTGCTACAGACGATTGGATTTAAGGCTATCGGACGGGATGCTTTAGACAGCACTGCCGCACAAATTGGTAAACGCGTGGCTAAGACGTTAGCTGGTGAGTCGATTGAAGAGGCGGCTACTACCGCATTACAGATCGGTGCCAACAAACTCAATGCTACTCGCTCTAACGACAAGAACGTGCGCGCATTCGCTATTGCTAATACCCAGAATTTCTGGGATCAAATCAAGCGTTCAGCCGTTGCTGGTGCGTTTGGTGCTGGTGTTTTCGCCTCCCCTGTTGAGGCATTCAACGCATTCTCCGAAGCTGGTAAGCTAGCGGGCGATGCGCTTCACGGCCAATCATCAAGCGAAAAGGATATCAAGAAAGAACGTAGTAATGGTGATAAAGGCCGTACCAATGAAGTGAATCTACAACCGGTACAACCGGATATGTTCGGCACTCCACTTGGATTACCTACTCCGGATGATTACCTTACTGCTCAACGAATTAGTAGAGAAGAAGAAGCTAAGGCTCAGGTCTTACGTCGTCTACAAGAAGATGAGGCGTTCAATCAGAATCAGCCTCCGGTTGATACAGACGCATTGTTTGATCAACACGAACGAGCTACTCAACTAGACCAATCTGGCCGTGGATTAGATAATCCGCAGATGGCTGATGCTATGCGTCGCGCCGATCTTCACAAGATCGTAGCCGCTACTACTCCTGCTACTCCTAAGCAAGCCTCCCCTGCCCCACTTCCTACTGGTACAGAGCAACAACCGCTGCCGCTCAACGAGCCATTGCAGCCTGCTGATAGCGAGACTCTTAAGGAGCAGCTACGCCTTAAGCGAGCGCAAGACGACGCTCGCAAGCTTATTGATGGCGATACTACTGTTGTGCAGAATAAGGCTAAGTCCAAACGCGAATCTGAGCGTAGGGCTTTCCTGCGTACAGTTGTGGAAAGCAGTCGTGATATCACAGACCAAGATGCTCGTACCCAATATGTCATGGATGCTGCTGCTAAGTGGGAGCAAGATAACCCCTTAGATAAGTTTGTTAAGCAGGCTACCAGCGCGCGCACCAAGGCTCGTGGAAATAAGGCTCCTCCTCTACCAACTGTCGCTCCTACTGTTACGGAAGAAGGTGTTGTAGACGAATCGCCTATCCGACCGGAAGAGAACATCAAGTCCATCGACGAGTTAAAGAAAGCTGCTGGACTTTCTATGGCTACTCCTAAAGCTCGTAAGTGGTTTGGTAAGAGTAAGGTAGTTGATGAAAACAACCAGCCCAAAGTTGTGTATCATGGAACGACTGCACCTTTTTCAGGAGAGCTTGATCCTGCAAAGGCTAAGAGTACCTTTGGAGGAGATGCTCTATTTTTTCTAGATAAGCCCGGACTAGATGAGAACCCAAATGAGACTGGACCCAATCTGTTAGCCAAGGGCCAAGGAGGAAGGGTATTCCCTTCGGTCCTTAAGATTGAGAATCCATTATACGGGACCCCTAAAGATCGTATCACTGACCTTATCGAACGCGCGAGAGCCGAGGGGCATGACGGCGTAATTCATCGTACTGGAGGAGCAACACAGTACGTAGTCTTCAACAAAGACCAAGTGCGATCATCATTCGACGAGCGTGGTGTATCTTCTAAAACTGATGCCGTAGATACTGGTCTGCGTAAGGAACACGTGCTTGGCACTCTGTTCAAGAATAAACACTCCGGCGATGCTAAGGTAATCCACAAGCTACTTGCTGATAAGAACATGGTTGTTATCGACGACGCTTCCGAGATTCCTAGCAACGCAGTTCCGCAAGGTACTGGCGGATACTATGATGGTAAGCGTACGTATATCGTAGCTAACCAACTCAGTGCTGACAATATGATGGGCGACTTATTGAACATCGCAGCCCACGAAACGAAGCACGCAGCTGATACAGCGGCGGGTCCAGAAACCCGTGCGTCTATGGGTAACTTCATCGGCCAAGGTGTGAACAAGCGCCTAGGAGCCAAAATCGAGAATCAAGCCCGTAAGGACAGTGAGGCTAGCGGAATCTCTTTCGATCAACTAGGAACTAAACTAACCTCCGGTCAAGAGGACAGCTTGACCGGCGCTCAATGGGCGGTACACGCAGCTAAGCAAGGCTCTGTTGATGCTCACACATACAGCATGGAGTTACCCGCTTACTTCATAAACACGGCACGAGACAATCGTTCCATGAAGGGCGCTGCTGGCCAGATCAAAGAGAACATTGTAGCCGCTGTGCGTGTAGCCGCGAAGAAGCGCTTTGGTGATTCTGCTGATGTGAACCTTAAGGACGTAGCCTACCTATCCGACAAGCTGCTAAAGGAAACCGCGCTAGAAGGTAAGCGTCAGATCGGTAACATCGACAACGGCTTACCGATGATCGCAGGTAAAAAGGCCAAAGGGTTTGAGCAAGCTCGCAAGAGTGGAGAGGATTACATTTCGGTAGATGGTAATAGTAAATTCTTATTCTCTGATTCTGCATCATCTATTAATCCAGATGAACTAGACTTCTTAGAGCAAGACGGGCACGTGCGCCTAGGCGCTCTTCTAGACCATCCGGAACTATATCATAATTACCCTAATGCTAAGAATATCGAGATTACAATTGATAATTCTAACATGGCTGACAAACGCTCTGGTGCTTACTTAGGCAACGGCCGTATCGCAGTATCGGCAGAGTCTATCGAAAAATCACCATCGGATATGAACAACTTCCGTAATCTAATTCTGCATGAAGTGCAGCACTACGTCCAAGACGTAGAGGATCACGCTAACGGCTCTAACTCTGATATGTTCTTGTCTGAGAAGGATCACAAGGTCTTGGACGATTACGACGAGATGAGCGGCACAATCAAGAACCAAGCCGAAGGTGTGGCTGATGTTCTTTCGAGAGGTCCGTTGACGGATAAAGCGGATAGTAATACACAGATCAGCGAGACACTCGCTGCCTTTAAGAAGAGTGTGATTTCTGGTACTGAGTTCTTAGATCAAGTAGCCCTTACATTGAAAGGATCGGCTACTAGTCCATATGCGCGAGATTTATACAAGCGCATAACGTCTAACCTTACCTCAGGATATAATCTATCTGTTGAAGCACGCAAGGTCAAGGATCGAGCATACAAGCAGTACCTAAATACCCTAGGCGAACAAGAGGCTCGCTTTACCGAAGCTAACAGCCGGAAGTCTAAAGCTGCTCTGCCGCGTAACCCTGAGCTACTAACTAAGAAGGACGGTGGCTTTGACGCAGTACCGGCCGAAGATTCCGTCATCGTAAAGAATGGCGTAGTCATCGGCGTAGCGAAAGAAACGTCACAAGGCAAACTAGCTAAGGCGATGAACGCTTCTCGTAAGGATGAAGCTATCGCCTCATCTTCCGAAGAGGGTCCTACGGATATTAACAAGTTCCGTAAGGCTAAAGAGGACGAGAAGAAGACTGCCGAATTCCGTAAAGAGTTAATGGTAGATGCTACTTCTCGCGCCAAGCAAATGAGGGACGAAGCTAACAGCGATGGTCGTCATCTCTATGAGCCGGGCGATGAAGTTATTCTCGGCGATACAGGACAACGGGTTCGGATTTTGTCTAAGCGTCTAATGGATGATGCTGGCCGTGACTTGCCTAAGGACATGTCGTGGAAAGAGCGCCGCGCGATTATTAAAGACCGGCCCAAGGTCCCCGGCTATCTGGTTGAAAGCTCTAGTTGGAAGCGAGATGCGAACGGTAGAGATTTAGAGGATCAGCCAGAGGGCGCGTGGAAAGGAAACATATGGGAATGGGGCATCCGCGACAAAGCTCCTACCAAATTCTCTTCAGTTCCTAAGGACCCGGGCTTAGGGTTTAACGTTAACGCCTTTAAGCGCGGTGTCAAGAGGTTCACTCATCCAGACAATGCAGCGTTACGAGTAATCAAGGCTGCTACAGTTCACTCGGGCAACCTCGGCCACGAACTCAACGAGATGCGTGAAGACTCCACGGGGCAAGCTGCGCTGTACTCACATCGCGGCATGAATGCCTTTGGGCGTTTGGAAGATGCGTTTGCTATCACTGCTCGTAACGGTGTGCGCAACGGTAAGTACAAGACAGAAGATCAAGGTATCAAAGAACTCAAGAAGATGGTTGATACTCGTATGAATGCGATTGCTGGTATCGAAGAAGCGGATCGCCGCGAAGCGGCGTTGGCTACCTTCATTCGAGAGAACCCTACACTTCGTCCGTTGATGGATGCAGTGAACGAGGTTAACCAACTATCTCGTACGATCCTGTCTCAGCTTATCAAGACGCACCCTGATCCCACCCCGGATCAACTGCGATTGATGAACACCATCCACAACAATGCCTTCCGTTATTCGACTCGGATGTATGCCGCGTTCCAAGGCGAAGCTGGTCGCCAGCGTTCTAAGAAATTGCTCAACGAATATCGCAAGGGTAAGGAAGCTCTAGCCAAGACTGGTGTCGTGCCTGACAGGTTTAAGGATTCCTTCAACAAGTATGTTAACGGTATGAAGTATCTCATTGATCATGACCTAACTATCCCTGATGAAGAAGGTCTGGATGCTATGTCTACGAACCGTTTGTCTCAATTGTATCAGACATGGATTGATTCCAACGTTCGAGACACAAGGCAGCGCGTGCGAGCGGAGGCTATTACTAGTGGCTTCACGGAACGTGAGGCTGATCAAGTCGTGCGCGATCATATGATTGCAGCGTTGCAAGATCGAGCGACGGGACTAACCGATGCTCACTTCCAAGGCAAGGCTGACGATATCATTCGCGGCATGTTGAGCCTAGATGATTCTGTCGGACCCTTCGCCACATACTACCGTGGATTCGCACAAGACCGTTCTATCCTAGAACACCGCGAGAAGTTGCCGCAAGAGATTAGGGATTTGTTCGGAGAGATTACCGATCCTTCGCTACGTCTAGCTGTCACCATTGCTAAGCAAGGCGAGCTAGTAGCTCGTACGCGCTTGCTTCTGGATATGAAGGACCGTGGCCAAGGACGTTGGGTTATCCCCGGAGAAGATGCGGGATTGCCCGGTAATGAGAAGTTTACCGCTACGCTAAAGGGCGAGCAGTATGGACCGTTGCGTGGGTGGCGTACTACCAAGGACATTGCCCGTTCCATCGGTGAGAACTTAGAGATGTACTCCACCCTAACGGACGCTTTGTCCAAGGCTTATATCAACACGGCTCCTGCCGTTGATGCTGCGTTCCGTGATGCGGGCCGTGGGTTAAAGTGGGTTGCTGCTCGCCAAAAGCTGCTAAGTGTAGTTGCTGACTTCTACAATATTGGTCAGAACTTCTCTGGATCATTTATCGGAGCAATCTCTAACGGTGTAATTAACCCTAAGCATTACGGTGCCGGATTAAGAGTAGGCGGGCAAGTAATTGCCGACACCTTATTCGACAGTAGAGGTAGGCTGTCTCCTGATCTAGAGTCTGCTATTCGGTACGGTCTTCTTGACTCTGCTCGCGTACAAGAGATTCGTGCTACTCCGCAACGCGTCATTCGTCAGATGATTTCTGATGAAGCTAAGGCTGCACGTATGGCTAAGAGTGGAACTCGCAGGGTCTTACGCGCAGGCGTTGAAACATTCGCTATGTCCGATGCGTGGATTAAGGTAACAGCGTGGAAAGATCGCGTTGATACGCTAACCAACTTCTACAAAGCGGAAGGCATTGCTAAGACGACCGAAGAGATTAACCGAGAGGCTGCTGACACAATCAAGGACACAGCCATCACCTACTCTCGCACACCGCCTGCCGTCCGTTTAGCAGAATCTATCGGCGCAGTGACGTTCTTACCTTACTTCTACTCCGTGCCCCGCGTCATTGCTCACAACTACTTACGCGGAACCAAGGATTTGATCTTAGCGGCTCACGCCAAGACCGATGCTGGAAAGGCTACTATGTTGTCTAGCGGCATCAGACGTATAGCTGGAGCGAGTATATCCACCTATGGTACTGTAATCTTGATGCGATGGGTAGCGTCGCTGATTAGCGGAGATGATAAGGACAAGGAAGAAGAAATGAAGAAGCTTATGAATCCCGATGCTCGCTTCTCTGATTCTATCTACCTAGGCAAAGATAAGCTCGGCGTGCCGCTGTTTGCGCGTATGTCTCGTATCGACCCGTATGGTCCAGTGAATGACATACTCCGAATCTTTATGGATGACGACATTAAGCCAGAAGACAAGAGCCGTTACGCGTTGAATATGGCTAAGGACCTATTCTTCACTAACCGCATCACACAAGCAGCGGCTAAGGGCGTAGCTGAATATATTACTCCAGAGCAAGCTATTGCTGATAAGCACACCAAGATCGAACGCCTATCTCCCAAGGTAGCCGAGAAGATCAAGGATTGGATTGATGCTCTGCCGACACTGGACATTCACGACGCCAACGCAGGTCTCGCTGCTGCGGATGCCTTGCTTCCGGGTATCGCTGATATCTGGGACCCAACTAACGCTCGGCCCACAGAATATAAGGACCCTAACCTATCCATCGTAGCGGATATCGTTACGTTTACTGGCGGGAGACTTGACCGTGCTGATCCGTCCACTGCTTCGTATGTCGCTGGTAAGAAAGTCAATACAGCCAGAGACGAAGGGCGCAAGCGTATGGCCGAAGGCTTCGCGGCTGGTAGCTCTGCGGAAGATATGGTTAGCCGTTACATGAAGGCTGCGACCAACGAGTACTTGGCTATGCGCGACGCCAGTGAAGTATACGAAGGCTTGACACAAGGGCTAGGGTTAACTCCACGTCAAGCTATGACGTACTTGAAAGAAGACGGCAAGCTAACTGCGGCCGATGTAGGGCAGCTACGCACCGGCCGTATTAACATGGAAGCGGAAGATTGGATTCGTGAGAACAGTAGAATTCTTTCCAATAAATCTTTGACACAGCAACAAAAGATTTCACGTGGCAAGATGACAGATGAAGAAAAGAAAGAAGATATCCAAGAGCAGAAGAAGTTCTTGAAGATGATGAAGGCAATGGGACTGAGGGTTAAATAATTATGGCTGATCAATCTAGCATTCAAACCGTACTACAAAAGCTTGCTGGAACAGCCAGTGCTGGGCAAGCTAATTTGCCGTCTAGCATTAATAACGGCAACCCTAATACTATCTATAATCAGAAGCCGCCACAAGGAGGCTACTTACCGCCTGTCACTAACGGGTTTGATCAATGGCGCATTAATCCAATGCCGCAATCTCAAACGGCTCCTGTTAATTGGCAAAGCTTAGCAGCTAATGCTCCGGGCAATAACCTCTCGTCCATGCTGCCTAAGTGGCCAACGACTGTTCCTGTGGTTAACGTCCCGGGTTGGGGAGGTACTACGCCCCCTCCTGTAGTACCGGGAACCACTCCCCTTCCTCCTCCGGGCACTCCGGTTGTTCCGGGTACAGGCGGGAATCTAGGCAACCATCCCGGCGGTGGCGGCGTAGGAGGCGGTGGTGGCGGAGGGCTTAACACCGGTTCAGGGCGAGGCTTACGAGAACTCGATCTTGTCCCCGGCTCCATTGGCTTATTCGATAAACAGACAACTGGTACAGAATTATCCAAGACGTTAGACGACTCTGTTGGTTGGGGCGATTTAGCTCAAGGAGATATTCAAGGCATTTTAGGAACTTCGCTGAATTTGGGCCAAGCCGGTAGTAGCTTAGCTAATAGTGCCCTAGGTCGATCCTTAGGTATTAAAGCAGACGGAACATTGTCCATTGGTGAGATTTTAGATTGGGTAATTCCGGGCAACATTTATATGTCACAGACCGGTAAGCTAAATCTACTAAGTGCTATTCCGGGTCTGTTAAGTAAACTTAATCCTGTCCTCGGTATGGCAGCTGGCGCAGCTATGAAGTGGTTAGCCGAGCATACTAATATCAAGGCTTTGAAGAATTGGCTGCAAAGGATCAAGGATAACAAAGCTGCTGGCCGTGGCGGTAATGGAGACTTCGGCGTAGGCTCTCCGGGCGGACCCGGGAGTATGTTGGGCGGTGGTTCATTCATGGGCGGTAGCGAGGGATGGGGCGGCACCGATATGCGCGACGTGACTATCACAGCTGGAGGAAGTGGCTCCGGAGTGATCGGAGGAATCGGAAGCTCGGGTGGCTCGGGCACTTTAGGCGGCATCCTGACGGATCAAGAATAATGCAAAGGGGGCTAATGTGATTGAACAATTGGATATGGATAAAGTAGGGATAGCTATTGTTGGCCTCTTTACATCTATCGGTACATTCTTCGCTGGTCGGCAGAAACGTGCTGCTAATGATGTGGCTGAGATAGCTGCTGACAAAGCTAGCGCATCTATCAGTGATGCAGAAGGAACTCTATACACTCGTCTGCGTGAAGAGATAGATGCTTTAAGAAACGACGTAAGCCGTCTGAGGTCTGATCTAGACACGGAGCGTAGACACTCTAGACAGCTTGAACTATACGTGTGGCAGCTTCAACGCCTCATGGCTGAGAAGGGTATTACCGTACCGCCTTTCGTAGGCGACAGTGCGCCACCACAAGGATAACAATAATGGATTGGTCATTTCTAACTAAGCTAGGAACAGGAGCGGCTAGAGCTGTCTCTGGATTTAATTGGTATAAACTCGCGGCAGAAGCATTGGTAGTTATCGGTGTGATCGCCGGAACGTACGGCCTCGCTGTACATAACTGTGAACTTAAACATGAACGAGAGCAAACTGCTATCGCTGTTAATAAAACTGAAAGTGTTACGAGAGAAGTGGCGCAGCGCCTACCAGAAGTTCAAAGACGCGATAGGGTCGCTGATCAACAGCGCGCTGCCATAAAAGATAAAGGAGATAAGCTAAATGAATCGTTGGCTAAAAGCGGGAATGCTGTCGGTTGCAATTTTACTGATGACCAGCTGCGGGAATTTCGGGAACTTGCGGAAGCAACCCGTTAACCAAGAAGTTGCCTTCTGCCCAGCCAATGCTTTCATTGACGTTACGGACTATAGCATCGACGGACCAAAAGACAATAAAGATTTCCCAAGGTACTCAGTCGAAATGGCTACCAAATATCCTGACTTAAAACAAGCGTACACACTATTGTACCAATGTTGGAATCATTACCATACAAACCCGAGGTTATAAATATGACAGACATTCGTAAAAGGCAAAACTCCGACCCTGTCGATCAGCTCACTAACCTTACAGATGACGGAGTTCGGGATATCGCCACAGCTCTAGCACCAGCGTTCCTAGGGCTTGAACAAACATCTTTACTCAAGATGATTAATGATGCTGTGCCTGAGTTCGTTGATAACTTAGACTATCTTGCTCCGTACAGTGGAGCTATTCAACGAACACTTAGCGCGAAGCTAGGCGATACTGTCTCAGTAACAGACTTCGGCGCGGTGGGCGACGGCGTGACGGACGACACTGCGGCCTTCACGGCGGCAGCTGCGAGCGCTAGCGAGGTGATTGTCCCGTCAGGTGACTACGTGTTGTCTGAGCATGTGGAGGGGGGATTTATTCCACAGTATGGCGTGAGCTACCCCAGCGTTGGAATCGCTCGTCCAGCAGAGCGTGGATTCTTCACAGACTCGTCTACCGGAGCCAATGTCTTACGCTTCCGGGACCGCGTGTTCATCGGTGACGGCACGAAGCATACGGGCGCAAAGTCGCCGAATCCACTCGGCGGGTCATGGCTCACTGAGAAAGGCGCAAACTATTTCGAGAAGAATTCCTACTTGTCCGTACTTACGACTGAGGGCTTCCCGAAGTTCGCAATCCTCGGCGCATCGTGGAATCCACCCGGCTCCGGCGGAACCACGGTCAACGGCGGGCTCTGTGGCGTGACGTTGGTGGAGGACGGCTTCGGCCGCGCTATCTATGCGGAGGCCATGCTGAAAGGCACTGCCGAAGGCGCTGTCGGTGTGGAGATTCAAGGCGGCAACTACACGAACATCGACTACAATCCGACCGCCTACGGTATCGGCGGAGGCTACCGCGGATTAGTGACCGGCGTGGTCGGCGGAAATGGCTACACCACAGGGGATTCCAACACCCCGCAGGTAAATCCGATCTACCCCGGAACCGCCGCAATCGACATTGCAGGTGGCGACTTGCCTGCTGAAACGTGGCAGAAGTGGAAAGCGGGCATCATCTTCCGTAATGGCGCGTTATACCGGAACATCGACGGCCTCACCGGTACCGCCACTGCGATCGGCATGGCGACTGGCCACACAATCGAGTGGCGCGCAAGTGTTGCGATTCTAGGCGCGACGCTTCGTTCTGACGTTAATGCGGTCGCGGGGCAGGACACCGGCCTGTTGTTCAAGAACAATGCTGTACACATCACCGGAACTGGTGAAATCCCGCTTGCTATCTTCTCGCGTGACACAGTTGGCTCCGGCGGTATCAACTACTTAGACTTCCGCAACTCACGCACGGGCGCGAACATCCAAGCCATCGCTACTGGCACCGACACCGACATCGGCGCTGATATCGTTGCTAAGGGCTCTGGTGTGGTCCGCCTCAGGGGGCAAGGAGGTAACGCCGAAACCCTGCGTGCAGTGTTCAACTCCAATTACGTCAACTACTTCACCATGCAGGGCGCGGTCGTTTCTGGTGTACCTGTGTTGTCCGTCGCCGGCACTGATAGTAACATCGACTTTGCGATCAATCCCAAAGGCACCGGCAACATCCGTTTCGGCACCTTCTCTGCAAATGCAGACGCTCCGATCACCGGCTACATCACCATCAAGGACAGCGGCGGCACCACCCGCAAGCTGGCCGTCATCGCCTAAGGAGGACTACATGAAAATTGACAAGCCAGAGCATCAACAATTTCTACTTGAATTAATGAAAGCCGCGCAATACCCCGGCCATCTGATCGACCTAGCTTATGAGGTAAAGCAGGAAATCCAGAATGCGGATGTGTCGTCAGACGCCACGTCTAACCAGCGGCTTTGATCAACCTAGCTTCTTTCATAATCTTAGCTATGTGATCATCAGGGAAGACAGAGAGCCGGGCAGTTAGCCCGGCTTCTCCGTTTTGTGGCATAAGCTTTAACAGGTGAGCCGCCGT